GCATTAGCACCAAGAGAGACAGCGGGAGCAGTATATGTTAATCCAGTTTGAATTGCACCAACAGAAAACATATTAGAAAAGAGATCAGGGCAATAGACCAATTGGATCTGTTCCCCTTGGATAGACCAGAGCCCAGGTTTTGATACAGATGAGATATTTGTAAATGGGTCAATAAGTGGCTCATAAAGATTACAAGTAATTACGACGTTTTGTGTTGTATTTGCAGGAATAACATTTCCAGTAATAGAAAAACCAACAGTGCGGGGTTTCCATACACATTCACCTTCTAAATTAGAAGTATATGGAGCAAGTGGGTTAAGATTAGATCCTGTGGCTTTTGCATAAGATGCAATAAGATCTGGCATTGTATTCTCATAAAAGTTCATATCGTCTGGATGCATAACAACTCTAGAAATCATATTAAGAATTTCAGATGTATTAAGTGAATATGAAGCTTGATTAATAGTATGACTGTTATTTTGAATAATAGAATTGAGGGGGAATTGACGATATCCAAAATTATCTGCATTGATAAAAGAAAGAGCGCCACCTGTTGAATTAGTTACTGGAATTGTAACGGTAACAGGCATCGACATAACGAGTCTTGAATCTCTGCAGTTATATTCACCAATATTATTTAAGGCGAAATTTGTTCCGGCGTTAGAATGTGATGAACTAGTAAGAGGAACATATGCGATATTTTGGGGTCCTTCTTTAAATACGTAATCAACTTTATTATCTGACCAAGCGTCGAGGCGATTGTCAACTACTTTAAAGTAATGTTTTTCAACTTGCATTTTTATATATTATATCTATACATAAAAATTTAAAATTTTTATAATAATATTCGTTTTATAAGATTTTTTTTAATAAACATAAATTTAATTTCTACGGCTTGCCCTTTTTCTAAATATAAAGGGTACTGATTACCTAAATTATCAGAAAAGGATATACCAGCAGAAATTTCATATAATGGACCTTTAGATTGAAACTCGAATAATCGATAAAGTGATGGAGCATTATATATAAAGTTTTTAGATGCTATGCCTGCGTCATTTGTTGACGTTAAATCTGGCAAATAATCAGTAAGTATATTATTATAATTTACGTTTTGTTGTCCTTGTGGGTCATTTATATAGAAAGATTCTGAATTTATAGGCATATTAGTACCAATAAATATATTTCTTAAATATGACATATAGCCAAGAGATACGAATTCTTGCGATGTTATATTATATATTACTCCGTCAATTGTCTTTTGGTTTAAGGTTTGATTATTTTGGACTCTAATAGTTGCATCAACACCAAAAGCATTATTATAGCCATAAAATTGATATGGCATTGCTGCAAAAAATATCGAAGCTACCGAATTAAAACTTATCAAAATTGCTAATTGATCACCTGTTGCGTCAAAAAGTGGTGGAGAATATAAACTAATTAAATTACTATTACAATCATAATAAAAAAATGCATCTGGTGAGTCTTGAATTGCTTCAGTCCCTGCTTTTGATTTTAGGCTTATTAATGCATTTTTTAGGGCTACATTCATTATATTGATGATTGATTGATATTGATATAAAAAATAATAATTTGAAAATGTTTGTGTTGGTGTATTTTCTGGGGGAACTACAACTGCAGGAGGTTCAACTTCTGGTTGAAATTCCCAAAATGTTTGATCGCCATTTATATCATTATATGATAATGTAAATGAATAAATTAATTTATCAATATCTGTAACCGGTGTTTGCACTAAACATTGAACTAATGGCAAATTGAGTCCGGGAACAGAAAAACGAATAATTGACCCGTAATAATCCTCCATTTTATTTAATATTGGTTGTGTCGGTTGTGTTGTTAGTTGTGCTAATTTTGATACTAAAGAAGGACCAGAGATTAAACCGGAATTTTGGGGGTTTATATTTGAAATTGTCATATTAAAATATTCTATGTCTGTCATTTTATACTATATATTAAGATTTTATTTATTTAATAATTTTAAACAATAATCAGCAACTATTAAATCAGGACTTTTTTTATTATATGTAAAATATTTATCCATATATTCTTTTTCAGATAATTTTGAATTATGTAATCTATGAGTAACAAAACAGCCACAAGTATCGGTATTTTTAGATTGTAATAAAAATTCATTCCATTCGACACAATAATTTTTTAATAATATTTCTAATTCATCCTCTCTTTCATTATATTCAGCTCTTTGTTTCTTGCTTAGAATATCTAACCAATAATCTGCCGGTTTTCCATAACTATCAAAATAATTTAAACCATCTTTATTTAAAAATAATGTTGTATAATGCCCCATATTTTTAGATTGTAATAAATATAAAATAATTATTTTATTTGTATTTCTAAATAATTCCCTAATATCTTTTATATTATTTAATTCATCATAAGTAATTATTTTAGCATCAGGGTTTAAATATTGCATTTCATTAAAATTTAATGGATATTTTAATTTATTTTGTTGATTCATATATTATAATAACATAATAAATTTATCTGTCAAAATATATTTTGGTATTTTTTTATTTATAAAAACAAATTTTGATTTTTGCTTTTTTATTATCTTTTGTGTTTTATCATTTAAATATAATTTATTTTTATATAAATAATTATACGCTCCTTCGCCACTTTGTCTAGGAAAAGTACAAATTGCAGTACTTTCAAAAATTTGTGCTTTAGTGTGTATATAATCACAAGGATCGTGATGTGTATATAAAATATAAATTCCACTTGAACGCCCATTTCTCATTATTTCATTTCTTAAGCGTTCTATTTCTTTTGTTATTTTTTTATTCGGGAAATCTTCTATATCGTCAAAAATAGTTAATAATGGTTTAGATATTTTAGCTAATTTTGATACTGATAACGGATTTTCTAATATATCGTCAGTTATTTGAACTCTTTCAATATATTTTAAATCGTCAATCGCTTTATCTTTTAATTTAGATGTAAATATTAAAACTCTTGATTGTGGATATTTTTGGTGAAATAACTCTGCATATTTACGAATCATATTATAAGTTTTACCGCATCCACTTTCACCACAAATATATAATCTTTCATTTTGTTCTTCTCCTTCAAAAGTTTTTATAAATGGAAATAATGACTGTTCTTTATCTTTTAATTTGATTATTTTTAATTTTTGTTCTCCTTCAGGCATATCGTCTTCGTCAACGTAATATATTCTGTCAACGACTTGACCATTTTTTAATAAATATGCGATTGGTTTATTTTTTTTACTATGATCTTTTAATGATAATGACATATAATATATATAAATATTATTTTATTTATATATAAAATTTATTAGAGTAAAAGAGGAGCTACGTATGGTGCAACTGTTTTAATGGTATCGAGAACGGAATCATACCAAGCACCACCACAATGAGGGCACTGATGAAGTTGTTTTCTTCCGTGACGTCTTCCCATATGAGCGCCAGAACCAAGAGCAACTAAATCTTGATTTAATTTATTTTGTTCTTCTTCTGAGTATGCACTTAATGGATGTTTTGCAGATTTACTGAAAAGACGTTTTCTAACATCGTGAACATCATAACGTCTAGGGTTTAATGCTGCTTTTGGAGGTACTGTTCGCTCTTTTCTTGGTGCTTTTGGTGCTTTTGGTGCTTTTGGTGCTTTTGCTTTTGCTTTTGCTGGTTTTCCTGCCCATCTTTTATATGCTGCTGAATTTAACCATTTTCGATATGCTTCGCTTCTTGCTTCTTTTGATGGAAAAGATTTTCCTTTTGCTTTTACTATTTTTTGGAATTCAATATATGGATTATGTTTGGCTCCTGTAACTGAACCAACACCGCCAAGCATCATTCCTCCCATATGATCGCTTAAATCAAAATCGCCATCTTCATATAGCATAGTCATCTTATATATAATAATGTAATATATATTTTTTTTATGGAGTAAATTTTAAATTATATCTTCGTAAATATTTAATTGTTTCAATATTTAATTGTTTATATATTAATTCAATAATTCTATCTAATTCTATTAAAGCCTCTTTTTTTTTATGATCTCTTAATAAAGAATATACATAATCTATAGTTTTATAAACTGCATCATAATTTATTGGTACATCTAAAATAGTTGATATTCCCTCTTTTATTTTATTGAATTCTATATTAATATAATTTAAATTTGGATAGTTTCCATTGTCAATCATTAATTTTATTGTTGATAAATCGCTTTTTATAGTTGATAATTTACCTAAATTTGATGTTAATAATGGAGTTATTTTTTTTATTGTTTCTATATCTTTTGTTAATCTTGATAATGAATATAATCTTTTTATTGCTTTATAATAATTACCTTCATTCATCAATTCATAATAACTTTTTGTAATTTGTATTATAAAATCATTTTTTGTTAATGGTATTTGACCAATTACACCATCATTTGAAATAACTGAATATATCATAGAAATTTCTATATAACGCCCATAATAAGGTACTATAACATCATATTTACAATATCCGTTTTGAGTTAATGAATTTATTAATAAATAATTTCCTTTTTTACCCTTTATAATTTCGTCCAATTTCCAATGAATACCCTTATTATTTTCATCTAATCCACATTTTAAATCTGAAAATTGCCAACCTTTTCTATTTGTTTTTAAATAACTAGCTACTGCTTGTATTTGATTTAAAAATATATTTAACGCTGATTTATAATCAAAATTTATTCTAACTCTATTAATACTATCTATATCGCTGTAATATGGATATATGGGAAAATTATATGATCCTTGAATAGTTATTATGCTTTCTATTTTATTTGTAACGCTTGGAAATGCTAATAAATTTAAAACTTCTTTAGATCTTTGAGTTAGTGCTTCTTGTGATTTAGAAGCTAATAATTTAGAATCTGGAATTTGTCCAATTAATCCACCTCTATAATGCATCATTATATAATATAATATAGGTATATATTATATAATATGAAAATAGTTTATTTATATGTTTCACCAAATCCAAAATATAAATATAGGGTCAAAATTGATAATAAAAATATTGATTTCGGAGCCAATGGTTATTCCGATTATATTCTTTCTGGTGGTGATGATGTCAAAAAAAGAGCATATATCGCAAGACATAGAGTAAGAGAGGACTGGAGTGACTTAATGAAAAAGGGGACGTGGTCCCGTTTTCTGCTGTGGAACCAAAAGACACTTAAAGGAAGCATTAAAGATATGGAAAAAAGATTTAATATAAAAATTATAACACCTTCTAATATATGAGTAAAGCACAAATAGAAGCAGTTAAAAAAATGAAACCAAGTGCATATAAATCAATGCAATTATCAAGGCTTGGATTAGTAAAATTAACACCAGAGAAAGAAGAAAATTTATTAAGATGGAAAAATGAAAAATGGCAAAATCTCACTGGCTTATTAACTGATAATAAGTTTTTAAATTGTGGAACTAAAGGAAAGAAACAGCAAGAGTTAGGACTACCAAGCATATGCAGACCATCCATAAAAATTAATGAGAAAACGCCAAAACCGTTAGTTAAAGATTTGACAGAAAAACAGATTATAAAGGCTTTAAAAATGAAAATGGAAGGGAAACGGATTTCTTGGAAAAATTTATAAACTTTGATTTTATGTATATTTATTATATATAAAATTATGGATCCTGTTAGTTTAATTGCTATTATTTCGGCTTCTTCTGCATTAGTTGTCGCCATTCTTACACATATTAAATATAGTAAATGTTATGGTTTTGTCTTAAGAACTACAGAAGGTAATGAAACATCACCAACAACACCAACAATAGAAAATAATAATGAATCTTCAGCATTAATGAAAGATTATAAAACAGAACCTATAAATATCCCTAAAAAATCTATCTTTACAAGACAGAATTATTTATAATTAATTGCATTTCTTGCAAATATCGTCTTTTTTTAAATTCTTCTTTTTAAAGATTTTGTCACATTTTATGCATATAAATTCATTATCTTCTAATATCCATCCATCCTTAAAGTATCCTGCTCCTTTAGTTAATTTAGATAGAGGCAAATTATCTAATTCATCAGGTTCATTATCATCTGCTGTCTTTGTGAGAGCTAAATCTTCCTCTTTTAATATTAATTCTAATTTTCTCTTTTTATCAGCCATTTATATTATGATTTTAGATTTAAATTTAATGTTAAATTTTTGTCTGAAATTGATTATTTTATTAATTTTGTATTAAATATTATAAATGATTTAAATAATGATAAAAAAGTGTTAAAGAAAATCACCATTTTAGACTAATTTTATGATTTTTCTTTAAGACTTTCTTAATTTTAACCATTATTTTTATGTTTTTAGGGTTTGTTTTTTACTTGTTTTTTGTAAATTTAAAACTTATTATATTAAATAATCTTAATCAGACAAAATTAAATTGTCTGAAATTATAAATTGTCTGTAAAAAAAAGGATATATATATACTAAACCAGACAAAAGACAAATATATATATATATATATATAATAATAATAATAATAATAATAATAATAATAATATTTATTTTATATAGGGAGAATAGAAAAACTAAAAATAGACAAAAATAATGTCTGTTTTTGTCTGAATTTAGAGATATATGAACTTTTAATATCTTCAGACAAAATTAAAATTAGAAAAATAATATAGATTTAATTATTTAATATAAAAAGATTTAAATAATAATTATCTATTTATAATATATATTAATGGAATTAACAGAAAGACCAAATATTGATGTTTGTAGAAAGATGAATAAGTTATCATTCTCACAATTTGAAAATTTATTTAAAAAAGCATTATATAAATGTGATGATGATGGTGAAGAAATAGATTTAAGAGCAGATTATACAAAAACTAAAAATTATTGTAAATCAGTCATTCAAAATAATGGAATTCATAAAGTTAATTATAAATATGTAAATGGTAAAGACTTTGGCAGATTGCAATCAAAAGAGCCATCATTACAGAGAATATTTAATCCATTCAGAGGATTATTATGTGATGGTATAATGTTTGATTTAGATATGAATAATGCACATCCTAAAATATTAATTAAATTATGTCAAAAGCATAAAATAGAATATAAATATTTAGAGGATTATATTAATAACCGAGAACAAAGATTAGAAGAATTAAGCATAGACCATAAAATTGATAGAAAACAAGTAAAATCAATAATATTAAAAGCAATTAATAAAGAGACTTATACAAGCCATATTAATAATAAAAAAGTTAAATCAAAATGGTTTATGGAGTTTGATATTGAGACAACAAATATAATGACTAAATTATTTGATATTTATAAAAATGATTATTATAAATATGTCAAGAATGAAGAATATAATCAAAAAGGTAAGATGCAAAATTTAATATTAACTAAGATTGAAAATGAATATCTAAAAAGAGCAATAGATTATTTAACATCAAAAAATATCGAAGTAGCAGTCGATATGTTTGATGGTTGTATGGCATATGGAGAACAACAAGATTATATTATTAAAGATTTAAATAAATTATTTAAAAAGGAAGATATGCAATGGTCATTTAAACCTCATAATTTAGAATTAAAAGAATATTTTGATAAATTAGAAATTACAGATTTAGATTCATTTACAGGAGAAAATATAATGGAGATCGCAGAACATATTTTAAATGGTATTTTATATAATAAAATATTTAGATGTGGTTCTGAAGTTATATATATAACTCCTTTTAAGATATTGAAAGATGAAAAGATTATAAGAGAAGAACTTTATAAATTAATATCAGTTCAAAATTATCACGAACATAGAAAGAATGCAAAAGGTAATGATATCTATCCAGAAGTGTCTAAAGAACATAATTATGTTGAAAACTTAGTAAAATCTATTATGAATAAAGCACCAAGAGATGATAATTTCAATAAAAAAATATGGAATGATACATTATACAAGATATATTTTAAAAATGGATATTATGATTTTAAATTGAATAAATTTATTGAAGGAGAATTTAATAAAACATATGTAAAGATAAATAAGAATTATAATCCAAAATCAGATGAGAAGACAAGAAAAGATATATATAAAAAAATATTAAATCCAATCTTTACAATTAAAGAAGAGACTGATGAAACAAGAAAACAATTATTAAATTATTTTTTACATAGAATGTCCAGAATTATGGCCGGACATATCGAGGATAAAAGATGGATATTATTTCAAGGATTACGAAACTGCGGAAAAGGAATGATATCGGATATGTTAAAGAATAGTTTTGAGTCCTATATCAGAACTACAAACTCAGGCAATTTCATAATAAAAAAAGCATCAGCACAAGATTCATCAAAGGCTAATAGTTGGATCATAGATTATGAATTTGTCAGATTAGCAATAACTCAAGAAATTACAGTAGCAGAAAAAGAATATATAGATGGAAATATGATTAAGAAATTCTGTAGTGGTGGTGATTATATGGATGGACGAAAGAACTTTAAAGATGAATATGAATTTAGAATTCAATCTGCATTAATGATATGTTGTAATGATATTCCAGATATTAAACCATCAGATACAGAAGAATTTAAAGAAGAATATCAATTAAAATCAAAATTTGTAGATAAAAATTTCGATGAATCTAAAAAGTTAGCAACATTTGAATATTATGAGAAAGAAGAAGATTTAAAATCTGATTATTTAACAAAAGATAATGTGATAAATGAATTTACAATAATGATTTTAGAAGCATATAAAAATAAGATTGAA